ATAAAGAGTGTGACATATGGAACGGGTCAGTGACAAACGGATGCCCGTCAGTATATGCTCTAGGTGAGCGATATTACGTTAGACCACTTGTACTAGGTTATCTTGACATAAGTAGAGACGATGTTGTTAAAACGACATGTGGTAATACCATGTGTGTGAATCCATACCATAACCAATATCTGACATCAAAAAACTCGAAACTTGGTGGCGGAGACAAGCAGATGCTCTTAGCATTCCGTAGCCAAGGCGTAAGCGTTCAGCAGATCGCCAAGGCTCTTAACGTACACCGATCAACGATTTACCGGATTCTAAAAAATGAACGTCTTTCTGATGGGGATCAGGATTACAGATGAGGCAATTGTCGAGGACGACAAAGTCAACGTCATTGCTGAGTCACTTCCTTCTTCAAACAAACGTGTCTCTACAAAAATTCAGCTCGTTCAAAAGGCTGATCATTACGTAGGCAAACTTCTAAAGGATCTCAAAGAAAAGCAGGAAGTTCTAGCGATTGGTCCCACTAAGGCCACGCCTGACGGAGTTCTCCAAATGCAGCCCATGCTGGTTGTCTCACCTGAGAACTTCTCAGACATTCTTGCAATCAATACTTTCATGGCTTGCGGGGGTCTTGGACCTAAGTCTGAGCAGAATGAAGTTGGTGACTCAACTGTCACAAACCGCTCGATTGCTTGGCAAGCACCTGACGACAAAGAGACCAACTGGTTCAAGCTCACCGCTTGGAACGAACACTCTCAACAGTTGTCTGAGCTGCCCAATGGCACGCCCACAATCGCTGTCGGTCGCGTCAGCACAAGTGAAAAGGACGATAAACAGTATCTGAACTACCAAGTGGATCAGATTCTTTATCTTCCAAAGGGCACGAAGTCCGCGCCCAAGAAAGCATCTGACCCCGATAAAGGGCAAGTCAATGCAGCGGCTATTGGTACTGTCAACTTCTCTCTCTAATCATGGTCTACATCGCTGGAAAATTTGCGGCTGATGAAATTCTCTGTCAAGTCCCGCCCAACACTCTCAGGATCGATCTTCAACAACGTCGCTGGAAGTCGGACAACGATCCAGATTCCGCCATTACTGACGGAAACGACAACGGGATACCCATCTCATTTGTACTCCTCGGGTTTACACCCTTCTATGGGAACCTCGGTATGCGAGACCATCAGGAGTTCATCAGGATTGCGTTCATTGGTGTGGATCCTACGCATCGGTTACTTCCTGCTCGTTGTGTCACTACCGCTATTGTCTCTGGCAAAAGCAGTCAGAAAAATTTCATCTCGTACTTCCAACAGCTTTACAACAATCGCATCAATGTTGCGGAAGTAATCACTCAGACGAAATTTTCTCAAAGAAGTTTCACTGAACGTGATCCAGTCACTGGAGCTGACGGTCAGAAAATCAACTACAACGTATTAGAATTTTCTGATCGACCTGTCAATTCCGATGAGGAGAAATCTCTTGTCGAAGATATTGACAAGTGGCTTACCACTGATGGAGGAGAGCTGGTATCGTCTGCACTTCGAGCTCATATCTCCGGTGCAAATCTGGTCGAGCTACCTCTGGGAGCTGATCACGAGCAGATCAAAGCTGCTTTTAACGAAGCTCACCCACAGCTAGAAGCGTCTAAAGCAGAGGGATTGGCAGCCCTACCTCCAGGCGCTGGCGAACCCAAGTCAGCTCCTCCTGAAGCTAAAGCAGAAGGTAAAGAATTAACAAAGGAACAGAAGGAAGCCTTGAAGGCCGCTGGTTTAGCGGTTTAAATTGGTTACCTCACACCCCCTTAGGGTCGCCTCGGCGGCCCTTTTTTATTGGAGAAGTTTAGCAATGCTCGGGAGTTCGATGCCAGATCTAGCAGCCTCGAGCGCCAAGCCAGAGAACAATCTTTTCTGCACAAGGTAGTTTGCATGAAGAAGATCTAGTATCTCAACTAAATCATCAACTTTTTCGATTTTGCTTGCACGGTTCATGAACTGAGAGTGGTAAAACTCTTGCTCCATGGTCATGTAGTCTCTCAATCGTTTTTTAAGATCATCGGAGTCACCCATGAGCTTCTACAAAGTCCCTGACAATATTTTTAATCCTATTGCAGAAAGAAAGATCTGCGGAGGGAGGGTAGTACTCCCTACAGATCTTTTTGGAGGTCTGCAACGTCAGCTACATACCTTTGGCATCACTGAATGTTTTATTCCATCAAACGATACAGACTATCTCGATCCTTCTTGGTGGAAAGCTCTGCCTGAATTTGACTGGACCTTGGCAATCACCCACGGTATGCGGAAGGACATTGATTGGATCCTCGAGCCTGGGTATGAGCTTGCCCAGAAAGGGCTGATAATCCTGGATCGACTGACTTTTCTTGAGCCAACAAAGAATCGTGCAACCTTTCTACACTCAAAACCTTTATCTAACCTGATTGTTTTGAACCCTCGTCCGATATTTCGTGCGGATAATAGAAAAACAAATGACTCTGTGACTTCAGCGTGGTTCGTATACGACAAAACTAAATCATCACAGGGAGAGACAAAAATTGATTTCGATGTAAGCTGGCAGCGACCAAAGTCTTTTTTAAGAAAATGAAAGGTCGCCTAAGTTTACTTCTAACCCAATGGGTAGAAGCGCAACAGGAGACAAATAAAAAACTTGATACCATTACAGCTCTCTTGGTGAGTAATCAGTTACTCCAAGAGTGTGTGGATCATGCTGGCAATGGTAGAACTCCTCAAGATATCGCAGACTTAGTAGCGGATTCTTTTTCAGCTGGTCGCTGTCTTCTGGGCGAACTAGATCAAAGAAACAAAGAATATGATTACCAGAAGAGTGAGTTTTTTCTAGACGATCCAAGTCCGTCAGACCCACCTGACAGCGACTTAGGAACGTTTTAAACTTAGTAAAAATAAATTGTGGACACACGTAAAACTATAAACGGTCTAAGGCATTATAAATGCCCAGGAGTTCCAGATTACTTACCGTCGGTCACATCAATTTTAAGCAGCACAGCGTCTGCTAAAACGCAGCAGAAGCTGGCTCACTGGAACATTATGAATCCAGGAGTTGCTGATGCAGCAGCCGCTAGGGGTACTTGGATCCACGAGGCTACTGAAAATTATTTACGAGGGCTGAAGGTAGTACCTCCAAAACAGTACGCAGACTATTGGACAGGGGTGCCTGAGAGGTGCGATGAGATACTCGAGGGTGGTCGTGTTCTCTGGTCCGAGCGTCCTTTCAATCAACCTGCGTGGTCAAAATATGTAGGTGAGGATGGAGTCGGTAGGATTTTTTACTACGACGAAAATACTGGGCATGGTTATGCCGGGTGCTGTGACCTTATTTATATGGATAACAATGCTGAAATTGTTTTAGCTGACTTCAAAACCAGTGCTGGTCCGTACAGTGCTCGCTTCCCGAACAAAAAGCAAAACCTTGATGAGAAGACGCGGAAAGCCTTGATATCCGGTGTATTCAAAGTTAAAAAGACACGGCTTCAATTGGCTGCGTATAAATTAGCGGCGGAAAAGTGCTTAGGAATTAAAATCAATAAGACACAAATAATCGTTTCGACCGCTATCGAAGAGTATCAAACACAGGTTTTTACCTTTGGTGAAACCGAAGTAGAGAAAGATGAGATGGCTTGGCTTGCCTTGGTGGATAAATTCTTTACCGAGGTGCGTCCAAAAGCACAGCAGTCTTAAAACTTTGCTTCGAGCACTGTCGGTTTAGCAAAGTTGAGGCAGAATAGCGAGACATCAAAGCGTCTTATGCATTTTATTTGCTCGGTAAACACGAAAGTAGTTCAGGCGCTTGATGCAGTATCGGGCAAGATCGAGGCAGGTGGTGACTACAGTTCCTTCAACAGCGGCTGGGAATCACAAAATTTATCTGCAGATCAAATCGCGGAAGAGGTAGCTCAGTCGAAAGGTTTATGTGCATGGCACCTGGTCAACGGCAAAAGAGTTAAAGGAGAGACAGGTTTAATCCACGCTGGGTTGATAATTATCGATATTGATAATCAAGCAGACGGCAAAGATCAAGACGGTAATAAAATCCAAAAGCAAGAGTTGACTTGGGAGCAGGCGCAACAATTAGATATTTGCAAAAAGTATTTATCTCTGGCTTACGATTCGCCCTCCACTAAACCTGGTTGGCCTCGATTCAGACTCGTATTTGGTTTAGAAAAACCGATCTTCGATGGAGATTTTTATCAGTGGTTTACTAGGGCTATTTCAAAAGACATCCCTGGTTCAGATATACGAGCCACACAGGTCCCGAATCTTTTCTACGGTTCAAAATCAAAGGACGGCATTCTCTATACAAGCGATAAATTTATCCCTTCCTCAAAAATTGACGAAGCTCTAAAAGTTTTTCATTCATTACCTAAAGAAAGTCTGGGCTCAAAGTTCGACGTTACCGACGCTCTTGAAGATGTAGTCATTGAAGAAGACGGAGTGAGTTTAGAAAAGCTTGTATCTCGCTCTGTCAAAGACATTCTTGAAGGGAAACCAGTAGACGATCGGTCTCTTGCTGTCACAAGAGCAGTCAAAGAGATTTTGGGCTGGACTAATTGGCTAAGAGATAACGGGATCTCATCAAGAGTCTCGCCCTTGACAGTAGCACACCGTGCGTTCTATGCTGTATATGCGTACCCTGCGGAGATCGATGGCAAGTTCACCCGAATAGTCGAAAGCATTCGAGACGTCGAGTCCATCAGACCGGCTATCGTTATGGCATCGGAGCACGATGATATCGCTGCTTGGAAAAGACTCAAGTCTGTTGACTTAGAAGCTTTCAATCAGATTGCGTCCGATGAAATCAAAGAAGGGATTAAGCAGACAAGAGCTAAGTCTGTCAATTCAATTCTTACCTTCGATGATTTCTCTCTAGACGAATCGCCAGCCACAACGAAAACAACAACACCAACAAAAACACCAGAGAGGCAAGACCAAGTGTCGACACCACAAACACCAGCACAGTTAGTAAACCTCCAGAACGCTCAACAGCAGAACAGGGCTTTTGCAGAGAATGATGTCGCTGAAATTATTGCCACTAATCAGGGCGATAATTATTTATACGACAGCACTCACGACAATTTTTATACCTACGACAACGATACAGGTATTTGGTACGTGCAAGATGAAATGCACGTCAAGAAAAGAATTGTTAATGCTCTAGATACTTTTGTATCTGCTGGCGTCCTTCCTAAGTATCAATCATCGACTGTCAACAGCGTCTACGCGATGCTTCAGGCAAAAATGCTTCGTTCGCTAAACGGAGGACGAACAAGCATCTTTAACAAAGGTAGAGGTTACATCCCATTCTCAAATGGTGCTCTTGACAGTGAAACTTTTGAGTTCGAGCCAGGCAAAAACAAAGATCTTTTCTTCCGAAGCAGACTTCTTTATGAGTGGGACCAGCAAGGTAAGTGCCCAAAATTTCTTGCGTGGTTGGATTCTTCACTGCGTAAAGGACAAGGACGTTTGATTCAAGCTTTTGCGAGAGCATTGCTTACCGGCTACACCTCAGGCGAACGGTTTCTACACCTTGTGGGTCCTGGTGGTACGGGTAAGTCGACCATGCAACAGCTGATGATTGCCCTTGCGGGTTTCAACAGCACCCACACGTCAAGCCTCGAGTTGATTGAGACAAACAAATTTGAGAGTTACAACCTCATCGGTAAACGCCTTCTGCTGTTGACGGATGAATCTAATTACAACAAGCGGATGGACGTGCTCAAAAAGCTCACCTCTGCTTCAGACACCTTGCGTGCTGAGCGCAAGTACGGAAAAGAAATTATCAGCTTCAAACCAGAGTGTCTGGTGTGTATTGCGAGTAATGAGCACATCAGCTCTAACGACTCAACGAGTGGACTTGAAAGACGAAGACTGACCATCGTTATGGACCAGGTAGTCCCTCCGAGTCAAAGACGTGAACTGCTCTCTGTTTACGGCGACAGGCTCGAAGGAGACTTTGTTAAGGAGCTTCCTGGAATTGTTTCTTGGGCATTGTCAATGCCGTTTGAGGACATGAGAGATGTGCTCGCAAACCCAGTAAAACACGCTCCTTCACTGGCAAGGACTAATATCGACGCACTTGTCTTCAACAATCAGTACGTCGCCTGGATGGCTGAGTGCTGCTTGTACGCGCCTAACACTGCGACTGTTGTCGGAAGGGGAGCAGCCAGACCCAGCACTGATGAGTCTGAAAAGGGTATGTATGTGAAGAATGCATTCACTGAGCTCTACGCAAGCTACGCCAATTTTTGTAAGGCGTGCGGGTACAAAGCTGCTGCAAAACCAAGATTTGTTGAACGCACAATGGAAACTCTCTGCAATATCCTCAAGCTTCCACACTGCACCACAACTACTAAAAATGGTTTGGCTGCTATCAAAGGTTTGCGGCTTAAGCCATTTGATCTAACATCAGATCGCGCATCTCACGGTGACACCAGACTTCCCAACCCGGTGGAGTTTGCACAAGAGCCTGAGTTTGCTAAATGGGAAAACAGTTTTAACAAACACGATGCGAACACCTAAAGCATTTGCGTTGATCATCCTGATCGGAGGGGCTTCAGCAGTCGTTACTGCTGTCAAAGCTCCTATTTTTCTCGGCGCACCTCT